GGGTCGGCTGGAAGGTTGAGTCGTCGAAGTAGTCGATGCCGATCTTCTCGGCGATCTTGCGGGCGATGGCCTCGTACTCGTCCGGCGTGACCTCTCTGTCGAGGGGCATGATCAGACGGTAGCGAGGCTTCGCTGCTGTGTGCTTATGCGTGGAGTAGACGGCCAGGGCGCTGTTGATCTCCAGGTTGTTGATGATGCTGTCCCAGAAGTCGACCGGAGGGAAGTCCAGGTCGAGGGTGAGCAGCTGGCGGCCGGTGACGTAGCCGGTCTTGCGGCGTCCGTCCTTCAGATGGCCGCCGACGAAGCCGCCGATGTCCTTGATCCGGTCCTGCTGCTCCTTCGACATCTTCATGTATTCGGCATGGGTCTCGGCGGTCTCCTGGGAGCGGGCCAGCTTATTCAGCAGCACGGCCCAGCTCATGGTCTTGTTTTTCCAGGCGGTCTCGTAGCGACTCTTGCCCAGGGAGATCAGCAGATCCCCGTTGTGCCTTACCGTGAACAGCGGGGCGCTGATCTTTTCGGCTGTGTTGGTCATGATCTGAGCACCTCCGCGTTCTGTTTCAATCTCTTGGCCACGCCCTCAGCGGCCTCGAACAACTCTTTCTGCTTTTTCTTGAAGGCAGCCAGCGCGGTGCTCTGCTGCGTCTTCAGCTTTTTGAGGGTCTCCTGCTCCTCCTGGAGTCGGTCACGGTAGCCCAGAGCCCGGGCCTTTTTCGGCTGCTCCTGGATGCAGGCGCGGAGCGCTGTGATCCGGCGCTTCGCTGTGTCAATGGGCGGCTGAAGGTCCGCCACCTTTTGGTGATAGTTCACGGCCTCGTTGGCGAGCCGCTTGCGGTCGCTCAGGATCTCCTCGGCTCGGTCTTCGCAATACCGGGCCATCTGCATCCGGAGGTCGTCCTGATGCGGAAAATCCAGGGCGACCACCCGGAGGAGCTTCCGGATCCTGGCTGTGCTTGTCGGGAAGAAGACGTCGGGGTTGATCTCCATGTGGCCTGTCTCCCAGCGTATTTTGATAGGTTCCATCGCTGTCCTCCTTTTCTGTGGTGGAGGAGGGAGATCCCCCCCCCTTAGTCTTTCATGTAGAACGGTGTCTCGTAGCCGTCGCCGCGCAGCGGGAGGCCGGGAGCCCATGGGATCGGCTCGGCCATGCAGGCGTTGATCCTGGCCATGGCGCCGGTGTCCTCGATGGGGCAGTCCACGATGATCTCGTCGTGGACGTGCATCACGATGTCGTAGCCCAGAGCCGCGACCCTCTGCATGGAGATGGCCAGGCAGTCTCTGGCGGTGGCCTGGACGATGTTCTCGACCAGCTTGCCGCCGTAGGTTTCGGTCTCGCCCCACTGCTTCGTCTCCTGGTTCACTCCCATGTAGACGATGTGCTCGCGGCCGTCGCGGGGGTCGAGTTTCAGCTTGGCGTCCCAGTAGCAGAGCTTCCGGCCGCTGGGCAGCTTGATGAACAGGTTGCCGTTGATGTAGCCGAAGGAGATGCCCACGCCCTCCCGGACACTGTACGGCCTAACCGGGCCGCCGGCCATGGCTTCACGGGCTGCGAGCTCCTCGGGGCTGACCTGGACACGGATCCCGCGCCTCACGGTGCGGTGCTCCTCGATGGCGGTCCTCACGGCCAGCTCGACGTCCCTCCAGAGCTTCACGACTCTGGGGTTGGCCTGGCGCCACTGATCCACGACGCTCTGGAGCTCGTCCTCCGGGATGCTGCCGCTGCGGTCCATGCGCTTCATGGCGCCGACGCCGCCCTGGTAGCCGCAGGCCAGCACGGCCACCTTGCCCTTCTGGCGGAGGTGGCTGTTGGCGCCGTGCTTCTCGACCGGGACGTGGTACATCATGGAGGCGGTCTCGCAGTAGATGTCCTTGCCACTGCGGAAGGCGTCCAGGACCCACTCCTCGCCGGCGATCCACGCCAGGACACGGGCCTCGATGGCGGAGAAGTCGGAGACGACGAAGCGGCGCCCGTCGGAGGGGATGAAGGCCGTCCGGATCAGCTCGGAGAAGACGAAGGCCGTCTCGCCGAACAGAGTACCCATGGTCTCGAAGTCTCCCTCGGCCGCCAGCTCGCGGGCCAGCGCCAGATCCGGCAGCGTGTTCTTGGCCAGGTTGTGCGTCTGCACCAGGCGCCCGGCCCAGCGGCCGGAGCGGTTGGCCCCGTAGAACTGAAGGATGCCTCTCAGCCGTTGATCCTGGCAGTGTGCCACCAGCATCGTGCTGTACTTGGCCACGCTGGTCTTGCCGAGGGCGGTGCGGATCTCCAGCACTCTCCGGACGTTCTCCGGAAGGTCTGGCCGCTTTAGCGCTTCGGCGATGGTGTCCTTAGTGACGCTGGCCATCTCCACGCCCTGCTCTGCGAGCCAGCGCTTCAGCTGGGCCAGGCTGTTCGGGTTTTTCAGGCCGGTGAGCTCCTGGGCTTCTTCCTGGAGCTCCTGCCGGCGCTGGTTATCGTAGGCGACGATCTTCTCGACCATGGGGATGTCGAGCTTCACGCCGTTGTCGTTCATGTGTTGGTCCAGAGACCAGAGCGCCTGCTCGTCCTCTGGGGTTTTGTAGATAGATAGCTTCCGGAGGATCTCCTGCTCGGTCACGACGTCCTGCCTGTTGTAGTTCTTGTAGAGCTGCCACTTGGCCGGGTCATGCTCCGGGAGGTTGCGCGTCCTCTGGCCGTTTACCCGGGTAGGCTTGCACGGCTTGGAGAAGAACTGGATCAGCGCCTTGCCCTGGGGGTCCTTTAGCTTCTCAGCTGGTAGGCCCAGCGCCTCGCCGGCGCCTGCCAGGTTGCCCGGCAGGCCCAGCGTCAGCGCCTTGACCATGGTGCAGCGCCACTCCTCGGGAGGCATGGGCTTGTTCAGCCACTTGGCCAAACAGGTGCGCTCGAAGTTCGCATTGAAGGCAGTCTTGACGATCTGGGGATCGGTGAGGGCCTCGACGAACTCGGCCATCATGTCCGGATCCGCGTCGAAGCAGTCGATGGTCCGGACGTCATCCTCGCCCCAGTCGTCGAAGATGTACGAGATCAGCAGGATGTCGAAGTCGGGCGCCTCCGTGTAGGCGTAGACGCCCGCGTCGGTCAGATCCACGGAGCTATAGGTTTCTATATCTACGCCCATAACTCTGTGCATCGTCGTCCCTCCTTAGAAGTCCTCGTCGTCCTCGAAGCCGTCGCCGAAGTCAGACTCGGCAGAGGCACGAGCAGCGCCCAGGGGCTCGTCGTCCTTCAGCTTCTGGATGTTGTTCAGGCCGACGCCGACGCCCTTGTTGCCGTTGGTGTTGAAGGGGAAGAAGTTGATGGAGGCGCGGCCCCAGCAGCCGGAGTAGACCTCGTCGGGGTCCAGGATCTCGTTCAGATCCTTGTCCACGATGCCGGGCTTCTGGTTGCTGTTGCAGTTGAGGAAGTACATACCCTCGTACTCAGGAGCCTCGTCAGCGCGCTCGGCGTCGCCGTCGCGCAGGGGCAGCTTCAGGTTGCCGGGCTTCTTGCCGCCCCACTTGGAGGCGATGCCGTCCTGGACGGCCGCGTCGATGGCTGCCTTGATCTTCTTGATGGTGGCCTTGTCCTCCTTGGGGATCAGCAGGCAGATGCTGTACTTGGCGTCCTGACCGGCCTGGAAGGCGCGGCTCTTGAAGATGTTCACATAGCTGAAGCGAACTTTTCCGGTGATGATTTTGGTGTTAGACATTTTTATTTTCCTCCTTGTTTTTAGAACGACGCGATCTCGTCGTCGGTGTTTGTGAAGTCGGCCTTCGCCGCTTCTGTCGTGTTGATGGCTTCGCGTTTATCAGACTCCGGCACGAGGACCGGCTTGCCTGCGGGTTTGATCAGCAGGTCGCCCAGGGTGGCGGCCAGCTTCTTCTTGCCGACGAGTTTCTCCATCTCGGTGATGCCGTTGAGCTTGCGCTGGTAGAGCATCGCCTCGTCGAAGCCGGCAGCCATCAGCGTGCTGGCCACCTTGGTCTCGTCTGCGTACTTGCGGATGCTGCGGCCCTCGACCAGCTTCCAGCCCTCGAAGTGCTTGCCGGCCAGAGCCTGCTCCAGTGCGTACTGGTTGACCTCCTCGGCCCACTTCTGAAGGTGGTCGGCCTTGGCCAGCACCTCGCCAATCTCCTCGTCAGAGAGCAGCGGAGGCTTCTGGAACTCCATGCGGGCCAGCTCCAGGTTGAACTCGGCACGCTTGCGGCAGCGGGTCTTGGCAGGGCAGAAGCGGCACCAGTCGCCGGCTGCCATGTAGTCGGTGCCCTCCATGGCCATGATGGCGCGGGGCGCGACTTCCTCCTCGCCCCAGAGCAGCAGTTCCTTCAGGATCACGACCTCGCTGTCGACGTGATCGAGGCGGGGCTGGATGACTGTGGTCTTCACGGTGTCGAAGTCGTAGACGCTGCCAAACAGGACGGCGGCGCCCAGACCGTAGAGGCGGAGCTGGGGGTTGTTCTTGGCCTCGACCTTGATGCCTTTGCCATACTTCAGGTCGATGACCTGGATCTGGGTGTTGCTGACGATGACCACGTCAGAGGTGCCGAAGCCCTCCGGGATCCACTGCTCCAGGCTGAGCTGCTGCTCGATCATCAGCTCGGCGCCTTCGTCGGCAGCGGCGAACTCCTCCAGGACAGCGTCCACATAGAAGTCGGTGGCCTCGTCCATCTCGGCGTTGTAGTAGTCACTCTGCTGGATCTTTGCCAGCTGTTTCTTGTACTGGCCCGTGGTCAGCTCCTTCAGCGCGTGCCTGAGCTTCAGCTCGGCCAGGCTGTGGGCCAGGGTGCCCTCGTCGGCGTAGCTGCTGGTGCCGGGATCCGGACACTGGTCAGACAGTGCGACGGATCCGGGGCAGTTGATCCAGCGATGCGCGGCCGATGCAGAGCAGCGGGCGTGTTTAGTCGGCATTGGTTTCCTCCTTTGCGTGGTCCATGACCTTCGGCAGATCGGCGAGGTTCACTTCGGTGAGCTTGTTCTTGCCGGTCAGCTCTTTGATCAGTTCGGCGGCGCGGTTGTAGCCGCATTTCTTATTGAGAGCGGCGAGCTGCTTGCGGACAACGATGCGGAAGTCTTCCGTCACCTTTGCGGGCTGCTCAGGCTCCGGATCGGGGTCAGGAGCGGCCTCATTTTCCGCAGGAGCGGCTTCCTGGGTCTTGGTGGTGTCATTCTTAGGCTGAGGAGCTTCGGCGTCCTCCTGGGCGTTCTGGGCCGCCTCCTGGGGGTCTCCCTGGGCGAGCTCAGGCTCTGCGGTGGTCTCAGGCTCTGCCTGAGCGGGTGCTGCGGCGAGGGAAGGGGATACGATGCCCATGTACTCCTTGAACTCGTCCAGACTTTCAAATTCGACTTTGATCTTCATGCGTTGAAATCCTCCTTAGCTGTGATATAATTGGGGTGTGTTCTTCTGGGGCTCCGGGGCTTTGTCCTCGGGGCCTCATTCTTTTTGTGCAGCCATAAGCACCACCTCCTCCACTTCATGATCTGCCAGCAGCTCGGCCATGTCCATGACACTCGCCGCGTACCAGCTCAGCTCGCCTCCGGCCAGATAGCCGTCCAGGCGTCCGTCGCCGTTGTAGTACATCAGGACCGCGCCCAGATCGTTGTCATAGATCCGGAACAGTTCGGCCAGGAAGTCAGCGGCGACCATCATGTTCGGACCGGCTTCCCACATCTCGGCCTCGGTAACGCCCAGCCGCTCCATGCGGTCGGCGTGCCAGTAGAGGGAGACCTGCATCAGACCGGTGCAGTCGCCATTCACGGCGTCAGTCTGGAAGCGGCTCTCGTGCCAGGCGATGGCCTCCAACAGCTCCGGAGATATGCCGTAGATCTCGCCGGCGGCCCTGGCGGCTTCCTCCACCTCGTCCGGGATCCCTGGGTCGTTGTAGGGCTCCGGCTCTTTGGTGAGCTCCTGGAGTTCGTAGGAGACCACGGGAGGGGGCTCCACCGGCGTCACCGTGGCCACAACGTCCAGAGGTGCGGTTACACTATGCCAGTGAGCCAGACCAGCCAGTGAGCCGATCAGGACGCCCAGCAGCAGGCTGAGCAGGTTGGCCGGCCATGTCCGGCGACGTCTGCGTCTTTTCATTCTTCTTTACCTCCATATCTCTCAGGATCGCTCGGTAGGCCGAGCGGGCCAGCATTGTCAGGTCGATGTTCTCCATGGCTGGCCCTCCTCACTGTGGTGTCCAGCGCTCGCCCTGGCAGATGAAGTAATCGTCGGCCGGGGTGTAGTCCTCCAGGATCAGAGCGCAGGGGCTGCCATCATGGCCGCAGCAGGCGTCGCAGATGTGGTCGCCCTCTCCGATGGGCTGCATATTGCCGCAGGTCTCGCAGCACTTGTAGCGCTTGTCCTGCTGGGGCTGGGGTCTCTTTTTCTTCATGGTGTTGTCCTCCTTTGTAGAAAAATTTTCTACCTTTAGATTAAAAAAATTAGACGACGCTCCTCGTCAGTCAATCGCAGCAGCTCGCAGAGCACTCGGATCTCACTGGGCAGGAACTCGGTCTCGCCCTTGATCTTGTCGCTCAGAGCCTGGCGGGACCGGCCCAGCTTTTCAGCGATGAAGCCCATCTTCAGGCCGCTGTCCTTGATCTTCTTCTGGAGCAGTTCGGTGTTTACTTTCATGTGGATCTCCTTCCTTGTGTTAATTCTCCGGGTCATGGATCTGGATGTTGAGCTTGCGGCCCAGCCAGTCCAGTCCGTCTCTGGTCGTCCAGAAATAGACGGTTTGCTTCCCGGGCCTGCCACTCTCGACGAGGCCTCTGCGCTCCAGCGCTCGCAGCGCTTCGTAGTCAGGGCCGGACAGTGCCGCGCAGAAGTAGCTGCGGTAGGGCTTGTAGTAGCGGCGGCCGTGCCGGACATAGGGGCGCTTATTGTTCAGGCCGATCATGTGGGCCATGATCTGCACCTCTCTGGAGTAGTTCTGCAGCGGGACGATCTTCTTCATGGCTGCCTCCTTAGTGTTGGGCCTTCTGGGCCTTGATCCTCAGCTTCACCCAGAGCTTCATGGTGTCCCTGGCCAGATACCAGGAGCCGCACACGGCGATGAAGTGGTCGAGGTAGGTGTGGATCACTTCGCCCTCGATGACGTACTTGGCGCCGATCCAGCAGAGCTCGAAGGCGATCAGCGTGCAGATCAGGCAGACGAGGTAGTTGAGGTAGAACGTGAAACGGGTCATTGTGGTGTGTCCTCCTTGTTTTCTAAAATCCGTTCCAGATCTGCCGGCCGCAGTATTCAAAACACTCGGCGTCGTTGCAGTCTTCCGGGGTCAGTTCTTCGATGCGCTTCCGGCTCCGGGATATGAACAGATCGGAGTCCATCGGCGGCTTCGGGTTTTTGTCTCGCAGCAGGTGATCGACTTCCACCAGTCGGGCGTACTCTGCCGGCTCGTTCTCTTTCAGATGCTGGAAAAAGTAGTTTTTGTGGTAGGGGCAGAAGGTGCAGGCTGACGCCTTTGTCTCCAGCCCCCAGACGTCCTTGATGTAGGCGAAGGACTCGGCGCGGGTCCAGCCCAGATCCACCAGCGGGAAGCGGTTGATGAACATCGGGTTGGGACTTTCCTTGCACCGGCGCCGCTCCTCGAAGGAGAAGCCCATGTGCATCTCGTGGGCCTTCTGATCAGCCGGCCGAAGCCGCTGGCCCTTCCGGTAGCCCAGGAGCTCCCAGCGGACATACTTGGAGATGACCTCGACCTTGTAGTCGATGGTGCAGTTCCTGGGCATTTTGCTCTTGTGGCCGTCGTCCTTGATGGTCCACCAGGGGATGCTGATCGTCCGGCGCTCCCCGAAGTTCTTCATAAAATCAGCATAGAGGGGCGACTCCAGGATCTTGAAGTGGATCCCGGCGCTCTCGCAGGCTCGTCGGATGAAGTGCACCTGAGACATCACCCAGGGCGGCTCCATACCGAGGTCGCAGAAGATCACGGCGTCGTAGATGGGGACGCGCGGGTGGACTGTGCCGTGGCCGTGGGCGAGGGCGAGCGCGTTCTCGCAGCTCATTAGGGCGAGAGCTGTGGATTGCATCCCGGCTCCGCAGGACAGGATCTTCATGGTCTCAGCCCTCCCTGGATGCTGCCAGATAGTCGCACCACTCTCGGAACGCCCGCAGGATGGGGTTGGTGTTTCCCTGGTCAGCCCAGCCGGCGAAGCCGATCCAGCCGTCAGCATTGAAGCTGATACACTCCCGGCGCTCGAAGTAGTGGCTGTTGACGTAGAGGAAGCAGCTGATCAGAGTGCCGTTGGTCTTCCGCTTGAGGTCGATCCGGCGGCTCAGGTACATGGAGCCCATCGAGGTCTCGCAGTCTGCGTTGGCCTTCTTGATGTGCTTGTTCAGCAGCATGACCAGGGTGAGGATGTCGCCCTCGGTCACGTTGTCATAGGTGAGGCCCTTGCCGGCGAAGTAGTCCCGGGCCTCGTTATTGGTGCAGACGGGGAGGATCCCCGTCTTTCTCATATAGGCGCCCATCTTTAGCCCTCCCTGGTCATATAGTCGTAGAGTTTAGCCTTCAGACGGATGACCTCAGCCTCGGCAGCCTCAGCTCTACGCTGGGCCTCTCCGGCACGGCTGGCCATCTCGCCGATGGACTCGTAGCCGCGCTTGCTGTCTTCCAGCAGTTCCTGGATGCGGGCCTTCAGCTTGGCGATCTCGGCGTCCTTTTCCTCGGCGACCGCATGAGCAGCGGCATGGGCGGCCTCGTAGTCCTTCTCGGCCTCGGCCAGCTTGTCTACCAGTCGGTTATAGCCCAGCTCGGCCTCGATGCGCTTCTCCTCAGCTTCCTCGGCACGCTTCTCAGCACGGCGGGCGCGGTCGGCCATGGAGCAGGCCCAGTCGTTGTTGATGTTCTCGGCGGCCAGATCGAAGCAGCCCTCGAAGGTGGTGGCCAGGTAGGAGTCCGGGCCCAGCTGCTCGACTATCTTGCGGATCTTGTCGAGAGCCTCGCGTTCCTGCTGCTTGGTGGCGGGTGCATCAGTGCGGATCAGCTCGACGCTGATGATGGTGCCGGTGCCGTGGCGGTAGCAGTCGTTGAAGTCCTTGCGGGCTCGCTGTTCGGTAGGAGCGGTGAAGTGGTCGGCGCCCTGGGTGCCGTTCTCTCTGGTAAAGGTGATTTTATAGGTGTTCATTGTGTGCCCTCCTGTCGGTGGTGTGTTCTTCTGGAAAAGTAGAAAATTATTCTACCATCAACAAGATAGCATGGGCGTAGAATAATGTCAAGATATTTTTACAAAAATAGTAGAAAAATTTTACACCGTATGATAGAATGACCTCGGAGGAGGTGCTTCATTATGTACGAACTCGGTGATTTAATTAAACGGAAGCGCGAAGAACTCGGACTGAGCCAGGAGGAGCTGGCCCGGATCCTTGGATATAAACATAAAAGCAGCATTAACAAGATTGAGCTGGGCCTTGCCGACGTCCCCAGGACGAAGGTGCCGGCCTTTGCGAAGGCGCTGGGCATGACTCCGGTGGAGTTCTCCGGCTGGACAGAGAAGCGCGTCGAGAGCAGCTTCAGCTATTGCCTGGAGCAGCAGATGGCGCTCCTGGGTTATAACCTCATTTATAGCGCCGACGGCGATGTCATTCTGACCCATGGCGGCGCTGAGTACGAGGTGACAGAGCAGGACGTGAAGGAGCTGGAGACCCGTGTCGCTCTGTATATTGACTTTATGCTGGGCGATCTGGCGAAGAAGGCCCGGAAGATCGGAGGCTGATGCGTATGTTTGGACATGGTAAAAAGAAAGCGGCCGCCGAGATGATGGCGCCGCAGTGGATGAAGATACTGGTCGAGAGCCGGGACATCGTAAACAGGACGACGGATCCGGATGTCTTTTTCTCTCGATATGATACCGTTAAGGAGACGGCCGAAAAGCTGGCCAGCATCTCGAAGTATGTGAAATTTAAGGGAACGAAGCCGCCCGAAGTGCTGCGGATGGCTGTGGATCAGGAGCAGGCCGCCGTCCGGGATCTGATCGTTCGCTGCTTCCAGAAGGCCCAGCTGAACGCCGAGAAGCTGAAGACAGAGAAGGGAAAGCTCGGCCAGTTTGAGAAGTTCCAGAGCTCTCTGGAGGTGTACTTCTTCCGGATGTCTGGCGAGAACGCCCAGCTGGTCCAGGATCTACACGATGAAGCACTGAAGCAGATCGGAGGGTGAGCCTATGCGTGGCGTTATTTATGCCAGATACTCACCGGGCCCACGCCAGACGGAGCAGTCCATCGAGGGCCAGGTGGCTGATTGTAAATATTATGCAGAGGAGAACGGGATCGACATCATCGAGGTGTATGCCGACCGGAAGGTCTCCGGCAAGAGTGTCGTCGGCCGTGACGAGTTCCAGCGGATGCTGCGGGACGCGGAGCGCGGTCTGTTTGACTGCGTCCTGGTGTGGAAGATCGACCGCTTCGGCCGGGATCGCCAGGACATCGCCCTGGGTAAATTGACCCTGAAGCGTGCCGGCGTCAAGCTGATGTACGCGAAGGAAAGCGTCCCGGAGGGCCCGGAGGGGATCATCCTGGAGAGCGTGCTGGAGGGTCTGGCCGAGTATTACTCCGCCGATCTCCGACAGAAGGTCATCCGAGGCATGAAGGAGACAGCGAAGAAGGGACAGTATTGCGGCCAGCCGCTCCCCATAGGCTACAAAGTAGACGCCGACCGTCATGTAGTCATCGACGAAGAACGGGCCGCCCTGGTCCGCCAGGCGTTCCAGATGCACATCGCAGGCGCCACGATGAAGGATCTGATGGAGCATTTCCGGAGCCATGGGGTCGTTGGCCAGCGTGGCCGGCCGATCTCTCATAATGTCATATACCGGATGTTGCGAAACAGGAAGTACCTGGGCGAGTTTGAGGTCCAGGGTATCCGGCTGCCGGTGGAGCCGATTATTGACGAGGCCACCTTCCAGGAGGCCGCGCAACACTTCAAGACGAGCCGCAACAATGCAGCAGGGAGGGCGAAGGTGGACTATTTGCTGAGCTGTAAATGCTTCTGCGGGTACTGCGGCGCCATGCTAAACGCAGAGGCCGGCACCAGTAAAACTGGGAAGGTGTACCACTATTACAAGTGCGGAGACAAGAAGCGCGGGAAGAAGTGCGAGATGAAGGCGATCCCCCAGGACCGTCTGGAGGACGCTGTGATCCTGGCCACGGTCCACGATATGCTGACCGATGACATGATCGACAAGCTGGCCGTCCGCGTCCTGGAGGTCCAGGAGCAGGAGCTGGCCGACGACCCGGTCGCTGCTCTCCGCCGCCGTCTGGACTCCGTCAGGAAGCGCCAGAGGAACTTGCTGGACGCCATCGAGGAAGGCGGGGCCCGGGGCCTGGTCTCTCGTCTGAGCGCCTTGGAGGACGAGGAGGAGGCTCTCGTGATAGAGATCGAGCGGGCAGAAATAAAAAGGCCTCGACTCACTCGTGAAGTGGTCGAGGCCTGGCTGCGCTCTTTCCGGGATGGTGACGTCACCGATGACGACTTCCGGGCGAGGCTGATCGACACGTTCGTGGCCAGGATCGAAGTCCGGAACGACGTGGCGCTGATTTTTTACAATATAAGAGAAAAAGGACCGCACTCGAAAGTTCGAGTACGGTCCGAATGGTGGATTCCACGCAGTGGTACTCGAACTCCGGAGATCTTCGTGCTGCGGGACTATATCGTTCTAAAAATTGCAGTATAAAGCAAAAGAGCCCCGGCAGGTGCCGGGGCTCTCGCTTATTCCATATACACGCCGGCCGCAGTGATCGCGCAGCCGGCAGCGCCGACGCTAATGATCAGGAGCGCAGCGGCTCCGATCAGCGCCATCATGCCACGCCCAGGATCTTCTCGACCCTGTTCAGGACGTCCTCGGGATCCAGGCCGGAGCCCTTCACCTTGCCGGCGATCTCCTCGGCCAGCACGTCTGCGGGATCCGGGTCGGGAGGCTTTGCTGCTACGCCCAGGATGGTGCAGTAGTTCGGGTTCTCCAGATAGATCCAGCCGGCGCCGCTTTTTAGCTTGCCCCAGCCGTCCTGCACCTCGGTGATGGTGAAGACGCCCTTGCCGGTCTGACCCTTGACTGCGTAGCTCATGCCGGGGCCCTTGCGGTAGTTCAGATCCGGAACGATGACGCGGACAGTGAAGGGCGTCTCAGGGAAGCCCTGGACGGCCTCCGGAGCCGCTTCCGGAGCCTGGGTAGTGCCGGAGCCCAGGAGCGCATTGACGGCCGCAGCGATGGCGCCGTGGCGCTCGTAGAGATACTGGCCCGGGCAGGCCTTGTTGGCGTAGTCGCGGTGGACGGTCATGTTGCAGCCGTTGACGTGGTTCACGCGGTCGGCCTTGTTGGTAGACCAGACCAGCTGTTTGATGCCGTTGCGCTGGCAGATGTCGGCCACCAGCTTGATCAGGGCGCTGTACGCTGCATCGGTGACAGCGTAGGGGTGCTCGGTGTCGCTGGCGACTTCGATGGTGATGGCGCGGTTGTCGTTCTCACGGCTGGAAGTGCACCAGGAGCGATCCTTCTCGTCGACGGACAGGCCGATGCTGCCGTCTTTGCCGACGATGTAATTGGCGCTGCACTCTCTATCAGTGGTGGCAAAATAGTCGCAGCCCTGCTTGGCCGTCCACTGGCCCACGATGCAGTGGATCGTGATGGTGTCGATGGCGTGATTGCGAGGGCTGGTCTTGTTCTTGGTGATGTTGGTATAAGTCACCAGAGGGCTGTTGCTCATGGTGCTGACCTCCTTCTCTGTGGTGTAGGCGTCGTAGAAGGCCTGGCCATAGCTGGCCCGCTTAGTCTTGACGGCGCCGCTCATGTCGGCCGGGCGCTCGTACTTGGTCAGCACGATGTCCGACGCTTCTTTTACGGTCCGGGCTGTTCGGAGCACCTGGAACACGGCGACGTAGCCCTTCAGCTCCTGGTACATGAAGTCGAGCTGCATGATCAGGTCGCCGATGGACGCGCCGGTCTTCTTCGCGTAGTTGAGCATGGCCTCCTTGCGGCTCCAGTATGTCCACTGTGCGAGGCCGTAGCCAGCCCCGTCTCGGACGAAGTTGGCGTAGGCGCCGGAGTCCACGGCCGCCGTGTAGCTGGCGTCCGTGAAGCCCAGGCGCTTCTCGTAGGTGTTCTGGAGGTTCTGCGGATTGAGCCCGCTCTCGGCGTATAGGTTGCCCATGAGCCCCGCCACACCGGCGGGGCTCATTCCTTTGACGATGAAGTAGTTCCAGATGGTCTTCTCAGTGGAGGACCCTGTCACCTTCACGGCTTACTCTCCGGCAGCGCCGGAGCCCTCGCCGGAAGCGTTGCCGGCGTCTGCCAGGCCTTCGCCGATGACGTAGCCGATGACAGTCGCGCCGGCCATGATCAGGCCAGTGACCTGAGTGGCAGTCGCTTCAGCGCCGCCCAGGGCGACGATAAGCATGGAGACGAAAGAAGCCACACTGAGCCAGAACTTGCGGCTCGTGAGCTTGCGGATCCAGTCGATCTTTTTCATGGGTTTATTCCTCCTTGTTTTTGTGCAGCGGAAGGCGTTCCACCTCCGCCATGACTTTCTTGGCCGTACCATTCCCGCCGAGCGCCAGATAGGGCTCGTAGAGATAGTCGTGCAGGTTTTCGTATTCGTCCTGAGTGATGTAGCCCCGCTCGATGTAGCAGCTTCCCAGGTAAACGATCCGATCATGGCCGAGGCCGAGCAGCATCGCGCTCTGGCGCTTGGTGGCCTCGTCGCGCTGCTTGTCCTCCTCGGTCTGGCCGTCTTTTTTCTTATCACGGCGCTGGAGCAGGTAGAGGATGATGGAGCATCCTCCGGACCCGGTCAGACCTGCGATCAGCGCGATGATAATGCTGGAAACTTCTGGCGACATCGACGCGCTCCTCCTTTACTTAGTGAGAAGCGACGCCATAGTCCTCCATGGGCTCGCCGTTCTCGTCCAGGCCGAGGGCGTTGAGGTCTGCGATCACGGCCTCCCTGAACTTGGCGGGCACCTGGTCAATGGTTCTGCGTCCTGCGATGATTAAAGCGACATACAAATCTACCATGTTGTACCTCCATAAAATTCGTAAAATAAAGTTGATGATCATGGCTTATTCCCCGAGGGGATCGCCATTAGTGTCGAAGCCGAGCGCCTTCAGACGCTCGACCACTTCCGACTTCATGCCTGCTGGCACGGAGTCAATGGTGCGTCGTTTGTTGATGATCAGCCTGGTGTAGAGCTCTACCATGACGTCCTCCTTTCTACGCCAGCGAAGCGATCAGATCGTAGAGATCCGCGAGGGCCTCCATGATGATCAGCTGGCTGTCGTCGGTTGCGGTCGTTTGCAGTTTCTCCATGATCTGCTGCTGACCGGCGTTTTCCGTCTCTGCCTTGTACTGAGCGTACTCCTCCCGGGTGAGGATGGCCTCGTCGTACTGCCAGAGCTGGATGGACTCCCCTGTGGTAGCGTTGGCCTCGGTGACGGTGGTGATATTACGACGCAGATACACCTTGTCCGGGCTCGACGTGAGATCGAGCTCCTCCGGGCGCGTCTGCTGGGAGCCCCTGACGGTTTTGTAGATCAATTCCATTGTTTAGCCTCCTTTGATGGTTGCTGATTATTTTCTTTAGCCTCTTGATATTCACATACGGCTTGACCCACTCCAGATACATCGCGTAGGTGTTGGTGTGGTCAATCCAGCCCATATATGAGAGCATCCCGGCAGCCTCCACCCAGTTGATCCGGTGAGCTGCTCCGATCCGGGCTGCTTTGCGTGTGGCACTGATCATAATTGATTTACGGAGGACGGTCCGGTCTCGATGGAACTCGAAGCCCATAAAATCCAGAGCCCTCCCGTGGGTCATTCTGACCGTTTCCGCTTTGGCGCCGTACTTCTCCAGGTACTCGTCCATGACGGCCTCGTTCCTGGCGTTGGCTTTGAGGAAGATCTTCCGGCGGTCCTTGTACATTTTCAGCTGATGCTTCACCGGCAGCGCGTCATGAAGGGCGTACAGATCGCCCAGCTTTTCGCACTCGATGGCGTACTCGGTCGTGACGTATTCCATCCGGAACACTTGCCAGTTCTTCTTCATCTCCAGGCGGAAGTTGTTCCACAAATAGAAGTCGATGGCCTCCATGGCGGCGTGGATGGTCTTCTTGTTGGATCCGAAGATCACGATGTCGTCCATGTACCGCGCCATGTGGGAGACGTGCAGCTCCTCCATGATGAAATGGTCGAGCGGTTGCAATAGGAAGTTGCTGAACCACTGGCTCGTGTAGAAGCCCAGCGGGAGCCCCTCCTCCACGCCCTCGATGATCAGATCGCAGAGGTCGCGGATCTTCCCCGGCCGTATTTTCTTATGGATCCAGGCCTTCAGCAGCTCGTGGTCGACACTTTGGAAGAAGTGCCGGATGTCCAGCTTGCCGATGATCCTGGTGTTCTTTTCATCGTGCCGCAGCCACTTCTCGACGTAGCGCTTCCCGTAGTGCGCCCCGCGTCCTGGGATGGAGCCGAGCACGAAGGCGCCCATGCCGTGCATGATGCAGGGATGGAGAGCCTGGACAGCGACGTGGTGCATGATCTGCTCCGGGAAGTAGTCCGGCTTGATGATCTGCCTCTCTTTGTGGGGTCCGTTTTCGTTGATGACGATGGCCTCGTGGTGTCTGGGGTTGTAGTTGCGCTCCTCGATCACGACCTGGAGCGTGGCGATGGTCTCCTCCATCTTGGCCAGCCTGCGCTGGACGTCCTTCCTGGACCTCTTTCTCTTTGATGCGTTAAGCATGGCCCTCTCGATGCTTCCGGAGGAAGCTGCGGCCGTGTCGTCAATACGGAAACTTTTCATAACAAGGTTGTCTTCTTTCTTATCGCCTCACCGGCTGCGGGCCTGCTGCTTACTGGCCGGTGCCTTGTCTTGGCTTTATTTCCACTGCTGGTAGATCTATTTCAAGATCCTGGGGTGTAGGACCCGGGCGGGCTGGTTCATTGGGATGTAGACAAGATAGCGCGGCGCCGATGTTCCAGTTCGTATTGGACACGGCATTGTTCAAATTCAAAGCAAATGCTCCGACTTTCATACCATTGTTGCAGTTGCCACCCACGAGTGAAACAGCAGGACGCCTAAAGCGCCCGCCCGGGCCCCTGGTAATGATCAGTTCACGCCGTTACCGGGGGGAGGGCCCCCGGACCCCCCGAGTCCGCGGCTACGCCGCGGACAAAGGCTGTTCACAAGAAAGCGCGGCGCCGATGCTCCAGCTCGTATCGGACACGGCAGCGTTCAAATCCAAAGCAAAAGCTCCGACCCGCATACCAGAGCCGCAGCTGCCACCCACGAGCGCGTAGCACGAGGCAGCGAACCAGAGGCCGTCCGTGAAGTATGTGGTCTCGGAGCCGCTCGCGGTCTGAGGGATCAGGCCGTTCGCGGTCATCTTGGCCGCGCTGATATATCCGCCGGAAGTACCGCCGGGCGTGATGCCGGTCGCAGTGTAGCCGGTGCCTGCGGTGTTGTAGGGCGGGGTTGTTTTCACGAGGATCTGCTTGTTGGCGTCAGTCACGCAGCCCCTGATGCGGTTCCAGGCGTCGCCGTAGTAGTTCTCGATGTGGAACACTTTCATGGCCACGTTGCCGCTGGTGCCATAGAAGGCGCCCTTGTCGGAGATCGTGCCGGTCTTCAGCAGATGGCTGGCCTGGGAGCCGCCGGTGTAGTGGCCATAGCCAAACACGGCCTGAGTGTTCAGGCTCTTGCCCATCAGGATCAGCAGCATATTGATCATGTTGATCTGGCTCCAGGTCTGAGTGCCCCAGAGGCTGCCGTTGTTGGCTGCGTAGGTGATCTCGTTGGCGCCGGTCTGGCTGGTGGTAGGAGCGACGCCCTTGATGGAGCGGATCTTGGAGCTGATGGTGGAGCCCTCGAAGGCTGCCATCCAGATGTAGTCCATGATGCTGCCGTCCTCACGGGTGTGAGCATAGGCGTGGAAGTCCTCGTCCAGCTGGATGTTGCAGATCTGCACCTTCATGACGTTGCCGCTCTCGGAGGCCTTGATCCAGACGGTGTCGAAGCGGACCATGGCGTTGCCGTCGTAGGCGCTGTTGCTGACGTCAGAGGCAGAGCCGTCCAGCTTCTTCGTGTAGTCGTTGTCGTCCAGCTGGTAGTCAGGAGTGCCGTCGCTCTTTACCATCCAGACGTGGTTGTTCTGGCGGAAGAACACGTCCTCGGTCCAGCTGCCGGGGTCGAAGGCGCCGGTGGACAAATTCACGGCGGCGGGAGTGAAGCCCACGGCCATGTCGGTGTAGGTGACGCAGCTCTCGGGGTCGCTGTTGGTCTTGTCGATCTCGAAGCCGTAGAGGATGTAGGCGCGAGGGGTCGCGCTGATGATGTTCTCCTCGTTGAGATTGTAGACGCCGTGGTCGCTGAACGGGAAGAAGCGCCAGAAGTAGGTCTGGTCGTTCTCCAGGCCAGTATCCTCGAAGCTGCCGCTCAGGTCGCTGGTGACGAGCACCAGGTCGCCGTCGGTGATGCTTGCGGGGGCTTCGCCCAGTTTGCGGCGGATCATAACGCCGCCGGTAGTCTGAAGCACCTGGCCGTCGACCGTAGTCGTGGCCGGAACGCTCCAGACGAGTGTGGCCTTGCCGTCTCCGATCCTGACGCTCTTGCTGGTCAGGTTAGAGGGAGGCAGGCCGGTGATCTGGTTTTTCTTGATGCCTGCCAGCACTTCGTCGACTGTGTACTGGGCACCTGTGAAGTCTGCCATGTGGTTAGTCCTCCTTTATGTTTTGGGTGTAGGACTCCGTGATCGACTTGCTGCCGTTGCCGTCAGTAGTCTCGAACGCGGCGGTCTTCGTGTAGTAGTAGTTGCCGTCTGCGGGAGTGATGACCGTGACGATGCTGCTGGTGTTGCCCTCTGCGTCCTTCTGGAAGGTCGTCAGGGCCGTCACCTGGGCGCCCTCGTCGGTCTCCAGGATCCCTTCAGTCTCGCCGGCTGCGTTTTTGGTGATGGTGGTCACTTTGGAGCAGAGACCGTACTTGTCCAGGAAGATCGTCTCGGTCAGAGCGTCGATCTGGTTCTGGAGCGCTCCGGCCACGTCTCCGGCCAGCTTGTCCTTGATACTCTGGAACCAGAGATCGAAGTCGGACTCGGCGGTCTGCTCGAAGGTTGTCAGCGTGTCCACGATGTCCTGGCACATCTCCAGGTACTGCTCACGGCTCAGCTGGTAATCGGCTTCGGTCTTGCTGACGAACTCAGTGTAGAACTGGTCGAGCTGGTCGAAGAAGGTGCTGGTGTCCAGATGGTCGATCAGCTGCGTGATGAAGCCGCAGACCGCGCTGTCCAGTCTGGTGTCGGTGATGTTGGCCTGGGTCACTGCTGTCGCGTTGGCGCCCACCAGGACCGTCGCCAGGCCCAGCTCGAAGTAGTCGCCGGCTGCGGGCTGGACGATCTCCGGAGCGGCCGGAGTATTGGCCACGGTGCCGGTCTTGACGACCAGCTCGCAGAGTCTGTCCGCGAAGTTGCAGCGGAGAACGATGCGGTCGATGCGGCTGTACTGTGTCGGGGCCGCAGCCAGGGCCAGTCGGTTCTCGGCGTCATCGTAGGCGAAGGCGCCCTTGATCATGCCGAAGCCGGGCCGGACGGTGACGTTCAGACCTTCCGCAGCTACGACCTGGAAGCAGTCGCTGGGGGACGCCAGGACGCCGTTGCTGACCAGTTTGGAAAAGAGAAGACGGAACAGATCAGAGGTCTCAGCTCGGTCGAAAATGGGCATACCCTCCGAGTCTGTGCCGATGATCTCGCTGTCAAAATATCCGTATCGCATTAGGTTGTTTCCCTCCTTATGATTTTTGTGAGTGAGGTGGACTCGTCATTGCCGAAGGTGATGTTGAGCGTCGCCTTGCTGCCTTCGTAGACCTCCTGGATCTCGGTGATCCGCTTCACGGTCTCGATGCCGACGTCCTGGTTCTGATAGGTGCAGAGATCTCCCAGGTCGAAGTCTTCCATGTAGACGAGGTTGGCGCTGGCGTCGATGTCACTGTTGACGACCTCCACCTGAGCGTATTCGTCCAGCTTCTCCAGGCCGCGCTGCCGGAGCAGGGCGGCGTACTGGGTGTCGGAGTAGGTGCGCTCTGTGCCGCTGCTGTCCTTGTAGGTCTTCTGCAGGTCTCGTGCATCCACGAAGATCTCCCGGCGCTCCTGGGTGGCGTCAGTTCTGGCGTCCACCTCCACGATGACACGATCAGCGTCCTCGCCCTCTCCGGCCACATAGGCGAAGTTGGCGGCAGTGCTGGCGTCGCGGTCGTAGACGACATTCTTGACGTTGTAGAACGCATTGGAGAAGGTTGCCGGGCTGTTCACTTCCTGGTCATCGGTGCGATCCAGGCCAGCCCAGACCTCGAACGTGAGGAGGTTCTCCTCGAAGTCGAAAACAAGGCGGTGACTCAGCTCCTGGGTGCGTTCCAGTTCGTACATCTTGTCGCCGATCTGGTCGCCAGTGCTTTGCAGCGTAGTGGACGAGCCCAGACCGGAGAGCACTCCCAGCCGGATCTGAGGGAAAACACGGTCGCCATCGCTGGGGCTGATGAAGTACGTCGTCACCAGGGCCCTGCTGATCTCCTCCGGCGTGCCGGTGATATTGGCAGCGGGAACGGTGACGCGGTTGTTGAACAGGGCCTCGCTGAAGTAGCCCTTGCAGTAGGCTGTGCGGGCGCCTTTACTGGTCTGTGTGTAGTTGACCTCCCGGATGACGCCCAGCTCCTGCCGGTCGTGCCGGAAGATATAGCGACCCGAGTTCAGCAGCGGGAAGTATTCCACGGCTGTGTGGATCTCGAACACGCCCGGCTCATAGTAACGCCGGTTCCAGATAAGTGAGCGATAGATGGAGAACTCGCCGAGCAGCTCGAAGCTGGCGTCTAATACTGAAATTCGCATAATTTACACCCCCAGATATTTGGGCGTGTAGTAGAGGTTGACGTCCAGATTGACGTAGTTCTCGTCGGCTGCGTATTCCAGATAGTTGTCGCCCACGTCCAGCTGGAAGGGGTTGCTGGCCCTGTCCACTCGCTGGTAGCAGTTCACGCCGTTGAGCTCGACGACCTGGTGCCGCTCGTTGGTGTCGATGACCAGGACGTCGCCCATCTCCATGTCCACCTTCACCCTCATAAAGTTGGATGTTCCGACCTTGGCGATCTTCGGGTTCTTTACCGGGCCACGAGTGGCCACGAACTTGATGATCACACCGGTCTGAACGTCGCCGTCGTTGGCCAGAGCCACCTCCTGGCGGAGCGTTCTGTAGGCCATGGCCATGCCGCCCAGGGCGAGCCCTGCGTAGGGCTTAGGCACGCCCAGGACCTTCTGGCTGGTGACTCTCCACGGGAACGCGAACAGGGCGGTGAAGGCTGCCATGTTCTTGCCGAAGTTGTCCGTGTTGAGCATATACGGATCCGGGCAGAGGAGGTCGACCACGATCTTCAGGCGGCTGTTGAGGTTGGCCTGCTCTTTGAAGCTCCAGCCCTCCAGCTCGTACTCGATGTTGCGGCTGACGCCCATGTTGGTGATCAGCGCCTTGCCGGTGTACTTCGGGTTGAAGAACTTGATCACCTTCTGCCGGTTCTCCGCGTTGTTTTTCAGATCCCGGAAGGCCGCCTCGATGTGGATCGGGCGGGCCTGGATCTTCTTGCCGTCGACTGTTACGCCGTCGACGAGGGCATTGTCTGACGTGCTCAGGGAGATGTCGGACGACTCCAGTCCGGAGACCTTTGTGATGTCCAGATCGGAGCCGGGCCCCATGGTGAGGGTCCGGCCGTTGCAGGTGAGCACGATCTTCAGGGTTAATTTATTCATTTCACACCTCCGACCAGCTTTCTGACAGCTTCGCGCTGTGCTTTGTTTACCTCGGACGGGCTGGCGACCGGAACGTGGTACTCATTGTTCTGCTCCACGCGGTTGTCGTAGTAGACCGTGGTGCCGACGCCGGCGGCCCTCAGACCGGCAGCGTGAGAAGCCCCGAGGGCCATCTGAGAGGTGGAGGCCGCCAGCTCGGCACGCATGGCGCCGACGAGCTCTCCGGCTCTTGCCTTCAGGTTTTGCAGCGTCTCAGGCATGGACTTGTCAATGCCTTCGCCGATGCCGGGCATGATCCAGCGGCCGACCTCGTCGCGGAACTCACGAGAAGGCGATCCGATGTCGAGGGCGTTCTTCGCAGCTTGCAGCAGGCTCTGGGCCAGGTCTGCGACTTTATTGGTCAGCCAGGACCATCCTGCGCTGATGCCGTTCCAGAGGCCCTGGACGATGTCAGAGCCGACGGAGACCATGAGGCTCGGCAGTGTACGGACGCCATCGAGGACGGCGTTGACGAGGCCTGTGGCTGCCGCCTGGCCCTTCTGCACGAGCTGGATCGTCCACTGGTTCAGCTTGTTGGCCGTATTAACCAGCCAGACCCAGACCTTCTCAGGGAGCTGCTGCACCCACTGGATGACAGTCTGGACCATGGTGTTCATCGCCGTGCCGGCTGCGGTCGCCATATTGGCGCCCCACTCGCCGATCCGGGCCACCATGTCAGAGCCCCAGGTGGTGATGCTGTCCAGGGTGGACTGGAACAGCTGGTTGACCGCGTCGGGCATGGTCTCCAGACCGTTCAGCAGGCCCTGGATGATGTAGTTGCCCTGCTCCGCCATGACGGTGCTCGGGCTGTTGATACCCAGGAAGCTCTTGATGCCGCCCAGGATGTTGCTGCCCAGCTGGCAGGCTGCGTCCCATACTGCGGACGCGCCAGCGGCCAGGCCGTTGACGATGCCGTTGATGATCTCCGGCACGGCCGCGCCGATGTCAGCGATCAGCTGAGGGACGGCTGCGGTGATCTGACCCCACACTTCCTGGGCGCTTGCCAGGACCTGCGGACCCGCTGCGATCAGGCCGTTGATGATGGCCGTGATGATCTGGGGCAGTGCGGCCACGATCTGGGGCACGATGACCGGGATGGCCTCGATCAGAGCCAGCAGGAGCGTGATGCCCGCCTGCACGATCTGAGGCGCTGCTGCGACCAGCGTGGAGACTGTGGACTCGATGATCTGAGGCAGCGCTGCGATCAGCGCGTCGATCACTGTCGGGAGCGCGTCCACCAGAGCCAGCAGGAGCGTGATGCCTGCCTGGAGGATCTGAGGAGCTGCTGCCACCAGGAAGCTCACCACGGAGTTGATGATCTCCGGCAGTGCTGCGACCAGAACAGGCAGCGCGGCGAGCAGACCGTCAGCCAGGCCGATGATCAGCTGGAGCGCACACTCCAGGAGAGCCGGAAGCTGGTCGATCAGCGTGGTCACGGTGTAGGCGATCAGCTCGACGAGAGCCGGCAGAAGCACCGGCAGCATGGAGCTGATACCGTTGACGATGCCGGTGAAAATGTCCACCAGGCAGCCCAGGAAAGAGCCCAGGCCGTCGCTGCTGATGAAGTCCGTGATCTTCTGCACGACGTCCTCAGCAGCCGCCACAAAGTCGAAGGCCGTGACAGCGTCCCGGGCCTGCTCCAGAATACTCTGGCCAGCAGAGAGGACTGCGGGCACGATGGCAGCAGCCAGTCCCGGGATCTGGGAAACGATGGCACCGGCCAGAGCCGGCAGCGTCTCAGCGAAGCGCGGGATGATCTCGGCCAGGTTCTTGACGATGTTGTCCGCCGCCGTTGCGAAGGCGTCGGCCAGCTGATCAGCATCGCCGGAGCCGTTCATGAAGTTATCCCAGGCGGCCTTCGCCGCTGCCATGGATCCCTCCAGCGTCTCGGAGGCTTCCTTGGCTGTGGTGCCGGTGATCCCCATTTCTTCCTGGATCACATGGATCGCCTGGTAGACGTCGTTCAGGTTGTTGATGTCATACTTGACGCCCGTCAGCTTCTGAGCATCGGCCAGCAGTCGCTCCATCTCGGTCTTCGTGCCGCCGTAGCCCAGCTTCAGGTTGTCCAGCATGGTGTAGTTCTGTTTTGCGAAGCCCTGGTACGCGTTCTGGATCATATCCATGGACGTGCCCATCTTGTTCGCATTGTCGGCCATGTCGATGATGGCCATATCCGCCACTTTGGCGGCTTCCTCAGTGTTTCCGCTGAGGGACTGGAGCAGGGACGCCGAGAAGCTCGTGACCGTGCTCATGTAGTCGTTGGCGGACATTCCCGCCGTCTGGTAGGCGCGATCAGCTGCGGCGATGACAGCGTCAGCCGTGTCGCCGAACAGCGTCTCGACGCCGCCCACATTCTGTTCGAGAGCGCCCACGCTGTCGAGGGCTGTCTTCCCGAGGTTGACCAGGCTATCGACTGCCCTGGTCATCATCTGGCCGCTGAACACGCCCAGCGCCTGCTGGGCGATGCTCGCGACCTTGCCCATCCCCGACTGTAGACCGCCGGAGTCCAGGCTTGTATCAAATTTTAGGGTTCCATCTGATGCCATGACCGTACCTCGCTACCATTCAAAAGTGCGGCAGGGTTGCCGCCGTTCATAAGTAGTTTGTTAAGGTCACTTTCGAGCTGCTGACGGTCAGCCGACTGAGGGAGCGCATAGACGCGCTTCAGATGCTCATAGTGCTGCCGCTGCTCCTTGGAGATCTTGGCCGGGATCTTCATCGTGCGGTAGCCGATGATTTTGACCAGCTGCGTGTCTTCAGGGAGCGATCTAAAGAGGGCTCGGAACTGCCACCAGTGGAGGGGATGCCGCGCCAGATCCAGGCCGTAGGCCTGCATAAACGCGGAATAAATATAATCAGCGTCGTGCTCGTAGGAGAAGGGCGGGTCCTCGTCGGCGGCGCCGGACGTTTCGCCCGTCGTCTCTGCGGGATCCGTGCCGCAGCGATAAAACCAGACCAGCTTGCCGAGTGCTTCATCGAGCACGTCATAATCGAAGACGACGCCGGGGAAATACAGGTGCAGGGCGGTCTGGAGCTTCTCCAGATCATCGAGCCCTGGGTCTTGCAGCACTTCCTCGAACAGGATCCCCGTCCGGAAGTCACTGCTGATCGGGACCATCTGGCCCGCGATCTCGACCTGTTCCGGCAGGCCGTCGATCAATAAATTCAGTGCTTTTTACCCTTGCCGTGCTTCTGAGAGACGAACTGCGCGGTCTGCATATTACGGACGGCGTTCTGCTGGCGCTGGGTGTAGCGGTTGGTGAAGTCGTTCAGGGTCTTGCGTTCTCCGGCAGCCCAGTCGCTCACCTTCTCGATGGCCTTCAGGTGCTCCATGACGTTCATCTTGCCGCCGAACAGCTTGGCAGCCGTGCCGGCGCCGAAGATCTCGTCGAAGCAGGTGTTGACCACCTCGCACTGTGCGCGGTAGTTGGCCGCAGCGGTCGGGAAGTTCTCGCTTCTTTTCTGCTGAGCCGTGTCGCGCATTTTAATCATCGCGGTCTCGAACTTCTCCATGAAGTCGGCGTCCATCAGGTCGCCTTCGAGCTTGACGTTGTTAATGATCAATTCCATTATTCTGTTTTCCTCCATTGGTCGGTGTTATTAAAAAGCACCAGCAGGCTGCACCGTTCGGCCTGCTGGTGCCTGGTCGCTCACTGCCTGATCAGGCCAGTCGCGCGGAGCCAGTTGTTGCGTTGTTTAGGACTGAGCCGCAGGAGTTGCTGCGGTGTCGTACTTGCCCTTGAAGTCGCCGGCCGTGAACTTCTTGGCCACGGTGTCGAACTTGCCCTGGATAGGATCGCCGACAGCGTGCAGCACGCCGGAGACGCTGATCTTCTCGCCGCCGGCGCCGGAGTTGTCGCTGACCTCATTGGCCACGGTGAACAGGCGGGCGGTGTATTCGGCAGCAGCCTCAGAGGGCTCGCCGACAGGGTTGAACAGCTCGACGCGGACGTACTTCAGCTGGGCGTCAGTGCCGGTCGCATGGTCGCGGCCCATCTTCCAGAGCTTGTAGATCGCCTTCTGGGAAGGGATCAGACGGGACTCATAGGAGAACTCCGTCTCGTAGCCGGTGATGTCAGTGGACGCGGTACTCTCGTTGATGTAGGTCTCGCTGTCGGTCTGTGCGTTGGGGCTCTCATCCAGAGTCGTGAAGCCGGTGCCCATGAGCTCGAAGACGCCGTCGATCTCGGCATAGTCCGCGATGGCGTTGCGAAGCAGGGCGGCACGGCTCTCGTCAAAGAGCTGGAGATTGAACTTTTTCATGTGCTTATGCCTCCTTGTGATAGATGAGTTCTAACTGGATCTGGTAGCGTGCGTTCCTCATGGACTCGTCGAACATATAGCCAGACGAGAGCACGCTGAGCTGTTCCGGGTGCATACCTTCCGGCAGCTCCGGGAAATTGCCGGCAGCCTCCTGAGCTTCGACCCAGTTGGCGAAGTCCTCGTAGAAGGTGCTGTTGGCGATGTTCTGGAGCCGGTCCATGCTGTAATACTCCCGGCTGCCGAAGTTGAACTGGTAGCGCCGGTCGGAGCTGCCGTCGATGTACGTCTCGATGATCGGGTTGAAGATCCCGGTCTCGATGGTGTACTCCTGCGGCTCGTCTCCCAGGGCGTCCACGCGGAACACTCCGGCACTGAGGAGAGGGCAGTCCTTGAAGAAGTCAGCGACGCCCTCGATGATTGACTTGACCATTTCGGGCCTCCTTTACTTGTTGACCAGCTTCAGGATCTGCGTCCTGTGTGCGGTTTTCATTCGCTCAAACCACATACCGCCACGCCTGGAGTCGTAGCTGCGGGTCTGGCTGGTGTTGTAATACTGCTTGCGGGCGTATGGTGCGATGTACTGCACCTCGCCGGAGCCGATGACGGTGCCCAGCGTGCCGGATCGCTCCAGGGCGCCGGTGCGCTTAGGGACCATCGGAGCGCAGAGCCTGAGCACTTCGCTGTCGATGATCTCCTGCTTCTTGCTGAGCACTTCGTTCATTCTCGGGGCGCAGCCGGCGTTCCAGATCAGCTCGGCCTTGCCGTTCTTTCCCTGGATGATGGCGCCCCTGGGGTTGGTGATGGGCTTAAACGCCATTATTCGCCTCCGATCCGCCAGTGCTTCACGGCGGCCGAGCCTCTGATGGTGTTGTCCGCGTACTCCTTGACGTAGATCAGCTGGCCGAGCGCCTCCATCTGCTTCTGATCGACCGGAGCCGTCAGCTCGGTCGCCATAGGCAGCACATAGTCGCCGGTCTGGAGCGTCCACGCCTTGGCGGCTGCATCCTCGTCCAGCTGGCGGAACTTCTCCGCCGGGACGTAGCTCCGGCCGTCCTGGATCTTCGCTCCCAGCGGGATCCTCAGCTTGTAGGCGAGGCTCTGGGAGTGAGCTCCGTCCGTAGAGTGGCCGGAGCTCTTGTTCTCCAGGAAGGACGCGCTGCGGATGCAGGTCGGGAAGTAGACCTCGCGCCGATCAGCGCCCAGGCGTTTGTTAAAGACTGTTATCGCAGTCTGCACATACATGGCGGCAGCCTCCCTTCAGGGATCGGCTCAGCCATCCGGTCGGCAGCAGGTAGACGCGGATCGCTTCGAGGATCTTCTTGCGGAGCAGCTCCTCAGCGGTCTGGCCATCCTGGCCCTCCGTGATGTAGGTCACGGAGTAGCCGTCGTTGGTCTCGCTTTTCACACCTGCAGCCTGGTTGCCGTTTGCGCTGGCCTGGTTGTTGTGATAATGGACGACCTCCGCCGCAGCGCAGACCGCGAGCTTGACGCGGTTGTCCTCTTTGGCGAAGATGTCCCCGTTGATATAGGTCAGGTAGCCGATGACCGCCTCCGCCTTGGCCTCGACTTTGGAGAAGTCAGCCTCGGGGATCGTGTCCCCGAAGGTCTGCTTGTAAAAATCATAGGAGACGTACATCAGGCTGCACCTCCTTTACTTAGGCGCCAGGAGTCAGAACAGCGAACGGGAAGCGCTTCGCCTTGTCCTTGGCCATGGCGTTGACAGGGTTGGGGATCTCCCAGCCCAGACGCATTACGGCACGGAGAGCGACCATGTCGTTCTGCATCAGGTTGTAGGCGATGGAGCCGTCGGTGTTCTGCACCACGCCCTCGGTGAACAGCTTGAAGGTGATGTCCTGGCGGATGCTGTAAACCAGCTGAGAGAAGTCGCCGGAGATCAGAAGGGCCTGAGCCTTGTCGAAGGAGCCGTTGCGAGGGAAGTTGATGGCAGAGCCGTCCAGGCTGTAGTTGCCAGTGTTCTGCATGGAGCTGAGGAACAGAGGACGCTCGTTGCCGTCCTTCAGGCCGCGCAGCTTCGCACGCATGGAAATGTCAGCGGCGTGGCCGGTGACGAAGTAGCCGGACTCCTCGACCTTGGAGATCACGCCGCCCTCGCCGAGCAGGTCGGTGTAGAGGTCAGCGGTCAGAGCCTTAGTGGCGCCGGCAGCGACAGCGGAAGGCACCAGGCCCTCGCGCCAGGTTGCAGGCTTGTCAGTGCCGAACAGGACAGCGGCGTCGATGACCTGGCCGAAGGCCTCCTGAAGACGAGGACGGACCTCGCCCCAGATGTCATAGTCAGCGTCGTCCAGAACTGCCTCGGGGATGGGAACGATGACCGCGATCTCCTCGGCGTAGATGACCTTCTTGTCCCAGGCCTGCTTGGTGGTCTTCTTCTGACCGGCGTCGCCGTTCACGAAGTAAGCGACAGGCAGAGCGTCCAGAACAGGCAGACGGCTCTGGGCTGCGGTCATGTTAGCCAGACGGCGGCCCATGGACAGGACGGTGGACTGGGCGATGGCGCCCTGGATGATTTCGGCCGCACGGTCGTCGGGGATCAGAGACTCCGCGCCGGAGCGGTCGATGATGTTGACGTCAGTGTCAAACAGCTGAAGATTGAAAAACTTTTTCATGTGGTTGTACCTCCATAATGTTTAGAAAGATTTCCGCGCAGCTCTGCGGATGGCGTCGTTGATGAAGGCGTTGCCCTTATCGCCGGAGCTGCCAGCTCCGGAGCCATCAGTGCCAGTTTTTACGCGGTAGGAACTGTTCCCAGTCTTATACTGCGGGTTGTCCTTCAGGAACTTGGCCGCAGCCTTGTCGAAGTCCAGCTTGCTGTCCTCTTTCATCAGGGCGTCGATCTCAGAGAGAACGAAGCGAGAGAACTCAGGACGGACTCCCAGCTGGGTGAGCTTCTGGCCATTCTTCAGAGCGGCCAGTTCAGCGCGAGCGTCGTCGCGCTCCTTGGTGATGGCGTCCACGTTGGGCCTCTGCGCTGCCTGCTGGGCCTTATAGTCTGCGATTGCCTGGTTGATCTGCTCCTCGCTGAGTCCCTGCTGCTGGAAGTAGGAAGCGAGCGCAGCCCTCTCAGCACGAGAGGCGCGGGCGTTTGCAATTTCTTCGGCCTGCTGGAAGCTGTAGCTGGCGCCGTTGTTGCCGCCATTGTTCCCGGCGTTTCCTGCCTGGCCGCCGTTGCCAGATCCGGCGTTGCCGCCCTGGCCATTGCCAGCGCCGCCCTGGCCGCCGTCGTCCAGGAGCTGAAGGTTGAAAAACTTGTGCATTGTTATTCCTCCGTTTTTGTGATGAGTCGTGATCATTCCCGCCGCATTTAGGGAGCGGCGTCTGCCCATAATAAAAGCACCTTGCGGCGCTTAAACTATTGTGATATTTCCGTAGCTGCCCTGGATCCCGTAGATCCCCAGCAGCCAGGTGTCGATCAGGGCCTTGCCGATGTCGTTCAGCCGGTCCCACTTGACCTGCACGTTGCCGGGCTCGGTGATGGCCTCGATCTGGAGGCCGGCGATCTCCCGCAGCCCCTCGATCAGTGTCAGCGTGACCGAAGACACGGCCGCGCAGATGATGTTATTGCCAGGAGGCACGCCAGCAGGCCGCTCAGCGTGCCCTGTGACGCTCAGACTGTTCTCGTCGACGTGGATGTTGATCATGTGCTTCCTCCTCTCTGAGCGGCGTCCTGGTCCGCTCTGCGGCGCTTCTCGGCTCGTTCCTGAGCCTTGGCGATCTGCTCAGCCTGCCAGCGGGCGTAGACCTGCGGGCTCGGTGAGATCCTGCCTGTGGTGCGGCCGGTATAGACGCGCTCCATCTGCTCCTCCAGGCCCATCGCAGCGGAGAAGCTGCGGTACTGCTCCAGCTGGGCCTGGTACTTACACTGGGCGATGGTGATGTCTTCCTTGTCAGCTCCGGCAGTGCGGAGGAGCTGCACCTGCTCACGCCTGGCCCTCATGGCCGTCTCCATCTGCCTCTGCTTCTGGGTGGCCTCGTAGGCGTTGTACTCCTTGCCCCGGAAGCTGCGCGGGATGGCCTCCCTGCGGTTCTGCTCCTCCAGCCACTCGTCTGTGTAGAGGCGCTCGCTGATGCCGGGGATGAAGGGGTAGTAGGTGTGCCGGCAGTTCCAGCCCAGCAGGCCCGGACCGGTGCCCAGGCCGCACTTGGTCGTCAGCTGCTCCTTGGTGTAGACCTTGCCCTGCCATGCTGCGTGCTCCGGTCTGGCGCCTCCGTGCCATGTGACCTCGAAGTAGTTGGTCCCCAGGCGCTGGGCGTTCAGATCTGTGACGTGTTGCGTCAGCTGGCCGAAGCCAGTGAGCAGCGCACGCCGGGCAGCCACGTCCACGCGATTGTGCCAGCCGCTGGCGTAGTCCACGCCGTAGTCGCTGCCGCCATCGCTGAAGGCGTGGTCAGTTCGGAGCCCGGAGGCCGTCATCTGACTGACCAGGCGCCGGACCAGTGTGTTGTAGTCGTAGGCGCCGTTGGCCATGCCGGTGATGGCGTCGTCCAGGTAGCGGTTGTAGACGTCAGACAGCGGCGTGAAGATCTTCCGGCCGCTGCCGTTCTCCAGCATGAAGCCGGTGCTCTTGGTGATGTTGTAGAGCTCCTCGGTGGATTGCTTCACCAGGGCGTCGGTGATCTGCTGGAGCTCAGGGTTCAGCTCGTAGGGGATGAACTCCTTGCCGATCTGCTCGTAGAGCGACCGGTCGCGGGTGTATTCCCGCTCGATGACCTCAGCGTAAAGCCTGCGGACTTCTTCCTCGTTTCCGCCCACGGCTCTCCGGATCAGGTCCTCGATGTCCTGGGTGCTGTTGCCCAGGATGACCAGGCGCTGGATCTGCCAGTCGGCGGCGTCGGTGATCCTGCCGGCCTTCTGGATCCTGCGGATGATGTCGTCCATGATCGACATCTCCAGCGCTCTGTATTTCGCCTCGACTCCGGCGGCGAGTAGGTTCTGATAACTCTCGTCCATCGGGTTACATCATGACAGCAGCGGACTGATCCGGCAGCTTTCCAGCTGCGACTTCCTCAGTCTCGCCGTACCACTTGGCGCGGTACTCCGGCAGACCCATGGCGCCCATGGCGACGTCCTTGCGGTCCTCAGCTCGCTCGGTCTGCTTGTCCTCGATGATGGAGTCGTCGAAGTCGATCACGATGTCGGTGTTCTCCACCAGGCCGGACACGTTGGCGGTCACGCCCAGGCGGATGATCGTGCGGATCAGATCGGTGAGAGCGTCCCGGAGGATGATCTCGTGCTTGCGGATCGTGCGGTACATATCGGAGTTTTCGCTGATGACCTGGGTGGCCGTTGCAACCGAGCCACGCTCGAAGCGGTAATACTGGGTGCCGAAGCCACACTTGAAGCTCAGCAGGTTCAGATCGTTGTTGATGGCGGTCTCGTGCTCCTCGATCCGCAGCTCCATGTTGACCTCGCGCATGGCTTCCTTGGTGTTCTTGAAGTAGTCCTCCGGCAGCGTGTAGAAGATGCTGTCGTCCGGATCAAATACCTGGGAGCCGTTGGCGTCGGTCAGCATCTCAGGCGCCACGAAGACACGCTTGCGGCCGAGGGTGAACTCGTTGGCGTAGCTGTCGTACTCCAGGTCGATCTTGGCCAGGACGTCGATGCTGTTGGCAAAGAGGGCCACGCCCATCGGGTTCGTGTCGTCCTCGTCGACGTTGTTGGCGATGTTCAGCTTGTCGATGATGAACTGGGGCCGATTGGAGCCGGTCTCGACTGTGGTGGCCAGACCCTCGAAGTGCGAGATCTTGTTCCACTCCTCGGGGGTCAGCTCACGGCCAGCGCCAGAGCTGCACTCCACGACGGTGTTCTCGATGACGTACTGATAGCCCAGATCCTCGCCGTTCTCACCGACCAAAGGCGCCAGCTTGTGGTGCTGGAAGTTGGCGTACTTCTTGCGCTTGTAGGTCTTCGGGAAGACGAAGATGCACTCCGTGATCCTGGAGTTCTCCCAGGCAGTCGGGAAGATGTTCCTGGCCACCACATAGTCCAGCTTGACGTCGGCGCTGATAATGCGGCCCTGATCGTCCAGCTCTGTGTTGGTCAGGTAGGGCACATAGGCCACGGTGCCGCAGGCGGCCTTGCGCTCCTGGTACTCGTTGCCCTGCACGGTGAAGTTCGCAGCATCGAGGACGCTGCGGACGTATTTGGCAGTGGTCTCGTCCTTGATGGTGATGGTGACGCGCTCGTTTAGCAGCAGGTCGCTGATGTCCTCGCAGATCTTCTTGGCCATGCCGAGGCTCTTGCGGTGGCAGCGCTCATACTGCCCGGAGCCATGGTAGACGCGGAACTGGTGGAACTTTCTCACGTTCGACCTGTACCAGCTGTCCCACATGGCGATCTTGCTATAGAAGGAGCTGTCGATGGTGTCGATGCCCTTCTTCTTGAAATACTCGAAAATGTTCATTTTATGACTCCTTCCGGCTCCTCCTCTTTATCCCTGACGGGTAGGTAGTGCTTTACTTTCGACCACATTCCCATGACCAGGTAGCGGATCGCGTCCATGGCGTGGTCGTCTTGTTTGACCGGCACCTCTCGACCCTTCTCGATGCTGTCCTTGTCGTACTCATACAGACCGAACTCCCGGACGGCGTTCTCCTGGTCTGGTGAGACAGTCAGCAGCTTGAAGGTGAGGAGCTTCTGCACGCGGGAGATCCCCAGCGCCACCTCGTTCTCGGCGTCACGGATCAGCACGGTGTAGCCGGTGCCTCGTGTGGCTCGTTTGATTTCCTCCATCAGACCGCGAGCCGACGGGTCAATGAAGGTATAAAAATAGCTGCACGAGTAGGTCTCATGCAGCTCGTCCAGGAACTTGACGAAGTCCTTGGCGTATTCGCTCGGGCTTTTCTGCGTGCCGGACTCCCGGCCGCTGTGGTAATACTCGGCCAGACCTTCCAGCCGGCGCTTGGACTCATTCAGGCCCGCAGCCTGGAAGGTGGTGGCGTTCTGCTGGCCATAGTCCACGCCGACGCCGATGATCCGGTAGGCCTCGGCCTCCGGTCGTGCGATGGCAGCGTCGCCGAACATATAGTAGATCAATTCGTCGACGCCGATGGAGAGCCCCAGCCAGAGCCAGCGCCACTGACGCTCGTCGACTTCCCGGAGGATCTCGGCGGACTCGATCAGCTTGGCGCCCAGCCACTCCGGAGGCACGTCCCGGTAGTCCACATGGACGTGGATGCAGTCCGGGCGCTTCTCCATCTTCCGGCACCAGGTAACGACCGGCGCGTTGGGGTTCTTCGGCGGGTTGTAGAGGTAGAGCATCTGGAAGCCCTCGGCGTTGCCTCTGATGAAGGTCGCCTCGATGTTCTGGAGCTCGTCCTCGCCCTCGCCGTCTGTGAAAAACTCACTGACCTCGTCCAGCAGGACCAGCTTGATCGGCTTGTTCTCGTCAATGATGCCCTTGGTGTCGTCGATGCTGTCGGATCCGGTGAAGTAGATGGTGTTCCCGTTGGCCTTGTAGGTGATTTCCATGGGGCTGATGGTGATCTTGAACAGCCGCTCGTCGAGGCCCAGCCTCTTGATGGCTCTCTTGATCTCCTTGTAGACCGTCTTCCGGAGCTTGTTGTGCCGCTTGCGGATGACCACGGCAGAGCAGTCCTCCTCGTTGACGATCTTATACACGACCTCGATGGCAGCCTCCGAGGATTTGGTGCCGGCGCGGCCAGAGGTCAGGATCTTGTGAGTGTGGTCCCGGTCGTTAAAGACTGGCCAGAACTTCCGGATGATCAGGTCACTGATGCGGATCGTTCGTGTCATTGATGATCACCACTTTCTCGATCTGATCCGCGCCGTCGTTAATCTTAGCCTTTAGGGCTTGCAGCCGAGCCTTCTGCTCCTCGGTGGCAGCTTCCCAGTCATTATGCAGCATCTCGTCGTACTGCTTGATCAGGCCCCGGAGCGTGTCCATGGCTCTCGCCTGGGCCTTCATGAAATTGGCCTGCTTGTCCCAGGCCTGCTGCACCTCCCACTTCTCGCCCCAGGACTCGGTGCCGCTGCGGTCCTCGATCTTCTCGATGGTCTTGTCCTCGGCGTCCTTGACGTAGGCGATGCGCTGCGCTCGGAGGATGGCCGTGTAGGAGAAGCGGATCTGGTCCCAGAGCAGATCCAGCGGATCGGCGTCCTGGATTTCTCCGAAGATCTCCATCGTCTCCTCCGGGAGATACTTGGAATAGAAGCCGAACTTCTCGGCCCTCTTGTTGCCCTTCGGCGCCGCCCGGTTCCTGTTGCCAGGCTGACCGCCTCGTTTGCGAGCGTTCGGTTTTTCAGGTTCCGAGCGCTCGCTATCCCATTTATAGGTGCACTTCCATCGTCGGACGGTTCCCTCCGGGATGTCCAGCTTCCGTGCAATTTCGATTAGTTTGAGGCCCTGCTGGTACAATGCAAGGGCCTCGTTTACTTTCGAGTTCCTTGCCTTGGGCATGGTCTCGCCGCCTCCTTATTCGGTGTTTTGAAAAGAAAGAGAGCAGGCCGCCTGTGCCTGCTCTCACAATTCCACGATAGCATTATACCATGGATCTCTTTGCAATGTGTGCTGACTTTTCAGAAGTCGTTCAGGATCTCGTCCTCGGCCTCCTGGATGCGCTTCTCGGCTATTTGGAAGTATTGGTCGGACAACTCCATCCCGATGAAGCTGCGGCCAGTTTTGACCGCTGCGACGCCCGTGCTGCCTGATCCCATGAAGGCGTCCAGAACAGTGCCGCCAGAGGGGCAGATCGCCAGCAGCTGCTCCAGGAGTTCGACGGGTTTCTCCGTCTGGTGGAAGCGCTGCTTCGGGTTGACCATCGGGACATGATAGACGCCCGGCATGGCCTTGGTGCCCTTGGCGGCCTTCCAGTCTATCGGCAGGTCGCCGTTGGAGCACCAGACGACGTACTCGCAGTCGTTCCGGAAGCGCCCCGGCTGGTTTCTGCTGATGCCTTTGTCCCATACGACGACGCCCCTCCACACCCAGCCGGCCATCTGCACGGCGTCCGTCATCGCGGGGAGGTTTCTCCAGTCCACGAACATCTCCAGGATCCCCC